CTGCGGGGCGGCGTGGTCTGGGACGCGGCGGCACGGCGCGATGACGAGACTTGGGACGTTGCGCGGGCCGTCGAGTCGTGTCGATTTCGTTGCCCACATTGCGGCCACGAGTCGCCGGACACCGACACAACGCGCACCGGCTGGAAGCGGGCCGGGCGGTTCGTTCCGCTGAACGAGGCAGCGCCGGCGGAGATTCAGAGCTTCCGCGTCGAGTCGCTCGTCAGCCGGCCGATGCGCTTGCTGGTCGAAGAATTCTGCGAGGCGGACAACCATTTCGTGCGCCAAGGTGACGACAAAATGAAGATCGAATTCAAGACCAAGCGCGAGGCGAGGCCGTGGATTGTCGAGAAGAAGGTCGTGAACCTTTTTGTTCAGGCCAGCGACTACACCGTCGCTCAGTTCAGCAACGGCGAGGCTATTGACGGAGAGGTCATCCGCTTCATGGCAATCGACCGCCAGCAAGACCACTGGTGGGTCGAGATCGGCGCTTTCAGCTCGGCGACCGGTCCGACCTACCGCCAGCTCTATTTCGGGCGCGTCGAGACGAGGGACCAACTGCGCCACATTCAGCATCGTTACAAGGTGCAGGATTCATGCGTTGCTCAAGATCGCGGCTACCGCCCCGCCGACGTTGACCGCGATTGCGCGGACTTCGGCTGGCGAGGGATGCGCGGGCACGCTCGCAAGACTTGGACGATGAGGGACGAGGCGACCGACAAGCTGATTAACTTCCCGTTCTCGGAGCCACGAGTGAGCGACTACCGGGGCGGAGACGTGTTTTATTACGACTGGAGCGGCGACTATTTCAAAGACTTGCTCGCGAACGCGCTGGAAGCCAAGGGCGATTTGAAATGGCTTTTGCCGAAGGACGTGAATCCGCTCTACCTAGAACACCTCAAGGGCGAATCGAAAGTCGAGATTCGCACCGGCGTCTGGGAGTGGCGCGAGGTGAAGAGCAACGCGCCGAATCACGGTCTCGACACCTCGGCGATGCTGCTCTGCATGGCAACGATCGCGAACGTGATTCGCTACGCAGCGCCGAAGGAATAAGGCCGGTTTGACGTTTCGAGCCTTGGTATGCTCGACAACCCATTTCTCGGACTGGACACCGCGACGCTGACGGCGCTGAAAACCAAGACGATTGACGCGATTCAGGCCGTGCTCCTGAACCAAAGCTACTCGCTCAACGGCAAGAGCGTGAGCCGGGCGGACCTAAACGCGCTGAACAACATGCTCGGCAACTTGCAAGACGCCTTGACCGACGCAGCCGGAACGTCAACCGATACGACCTTCGTGAGCTTCAACGGCAACTGACATGAGCACCGATTTCTTCGACGCGTCAAAACTGGTCGCGCAAAAACCTTGGATAGATCGTGCGCTGGAGAACATCGCGCCGACGTGGGCGCTCAAGCGTTTGGAGGCTCGCGTCGCGAAGTCGCTGTTTGAGTATAACGCGGCGCGGACCAATCGCCTTTACACGCCGAAGCAATACACTCAGCCGGCCGAAAGTTCGCAGAATCAGCGGGACCGGGTGGTCATGATGTATGAGGCGCGTGACTTGGTGGACAACTTTCCCGAGGCTCGGGAAATCTCGCGCAAGTTTGGACTTTACCTGACGCCGCACGAGTATTCACCGACGACCGGCGACCGCGATTACAACCGCGTGATTGACGACTACTTCCACGCGTGGTGCAAAAACTGCGACGTGACGAATCGGCACTCGTTCAAGAAGCTCGTGCAGCTCGCGGCCGAGGAACGACCGATTGACGGCGATTGCGGTTTCGTGATTCGGCGCAGCGGCGAAGGGCTAAAGCTCCAGCTCGTGCCGGCAACCCGCATCGGCAATCCGAACGAGTCAGCCGTCGCCTCGAACAATTACTTTCAAGGCGTCGTGACGAACGACTTCGGCCAGCCGGTCGCTTACCGGATTTTTCGCGTGGACCGGAACGGCGTTTACTTCGGAGCGGAGGACATTCCGGCGAATCAGTTTTGCCACTACTTCGACCCGTTCCGCGTCGATCAATACCGGGGCGTCACCGACCTGCACAGCGCGATTCAAACAGCGCGGATGCTGCACGAAATCTTACAGGCGGAAAAGGCCGGCGTTCGCTTCTCGTCGCAGCAGGCGGCGCTGATCTTCAACGACCGAGGCGTCGCGAACCCGCGCAACCTTTTCCAGCCAAACCCTGCGGCGAACTTGCCGAGCGGTCAGACGCAGAAGAACGAGCTGACCGAGGTCGGCATGATTCGATATTTCCAGAACAGCGACCGCGTGGAAGTCATGCCGTCGCGTCCGTCGCAGGCCTTCACCGGATTCGTGCAACATCTCATGCACGAGATCGCGCTCGGCGTGGGCGTGCCCGAGGGAGTGTTGTTCGGGACGCAGGAATACAAAGGGCCGAGCGTCCGCGCAGAGTTCGCTGCGGCCGACCGAGTGTTCACGAACAAGCAGGGCGTGCTGACCGACAAGGTTTTGGACCCGATCAAGGACGCCGTGATTCTCGACGCCATCGCACGCGGCGAGATTCCTCCGCCTCCGCTTCTCGCGGGCGAGACAATGGTTCAAGCTCTGCGCCGAGCGACCAAGGGCGAGTGGCGTTTCCCTGCGAAGCTCTCAATCGACGTTGGCCGTGAGTCCGCAGCGAACATGAATGAGAACCGCCAAGGCGCGAAGTCGCTTCAAGAGATCGCAGCCGAGGAAGGCACGGACGCTTTCTCGCGGCTCGAACAGATCGCAATCGAGGCCGGATTTGTGAAGGAACTCGCGGTCAAATACGGCGTGCCGGAGACGGCGATTCGCCTTACGACGACCTCACTCCCGAGCACGCCAGCAGCCGCAGCCGCAGCAGGCGACGCGGTGGGCGCAAGCGCAGCCGAGGCGCAGGCTTCGAGCGTCACGGCAACCGAGACAACCGGCATCCCAGACGACGCAGTCATCTCGGGCGTCGAGTCATTCCCAGACGTGTCGGCGGAACTCGTGCCGCTGAACGGTGCGCAGATTGCGGCCGTCCTTTCAATCTTGGAAAATTTGCGCGCCGGCGACCTTACAGCCGAGGCGGCGGAGACGCTCATGATTTCCGCAGGCATGGCGCAGGAGTCTGCGAAAAAGGTTTCTGGCTCGGTCGCAAATCTTCCGAAGCAACCGACCAAGATTTCGGCCGCAGCGATGCACAAGCGAATCCAGTTCGCGCGCTCGCGCTCAGCTGCAAGCGAGGACTCAAATCTCGTGACGATCAACTTCGCCGACGGCTCCTACATTCCGACCGACGCGATGGCGGACAACGCACGGCGCGCGCTTGAGATCCGCGAGAAGAAGCCGATGTCACAGCGCGGCATGACGAGCGTCGGAATTGCTCGGGCCCGGGATATCATGAACAAGCGGCCGATGTCCGAGGACACCGTGCGCCGGATGAAAGCATTTTTTGACCGGCACGAAATCGACAAGCAGGGCGAGACGTGGGACGAGCAAGGGAAGGGATACCAAGCGTGGATGGGCTGGGGCGGAGACGAGGGCTATGCGTGGAGCACGGCTATCGTGGAGCGGCTGAACAAGCAGGCGGAGAAGAAAGACCTATCGGTCGCGGCCGCAGAAGTGCAGCATCAGTTTTCGCGCAACACGCCACTCGCAGCCGAGGACTGGCTGGACGCGGTGCAGAAATACCGGGCGAAGCAGATGAACACGATTCAAGAGACGAAGCAGAGCGTTACCGGTGATCAAAGCATCATCGAGCTGAGCAAACCGAAGCGCAAAAAATAATTCCCATGATCCACACCCAGACCGAAATCGACAACCTCGTTGAGTTGGCCATCATCCAGCGCGCCGAGCTAAAGAAGCTGGTGGAGTCGCTGCCGCAGTTGCGCGACCATTTGTCATCGGAGATCGAGCGCAACCTCGAAGAAATCGAGCCGGCGATCCGCAGCGAGCTGGAGCAGCTCGTCATCGCCCGCGCACAGGACGCGCACGCGCAATCCAGCGCAGCTCTAACGGCGAAGGTTGACGAACTCGGCAAGGCTTTGGAAGTCACGACGGCGGCGCGCTACTCGGTGCTCATGGCCGAGCGCGAGCAGAACGCTACCTTGTTGACGCAGGCCGAGGCACGCATCGCAGAGGCAGCGTCCGCTTTGCCAAGCGCGGTCAAAAGCATCGTCACCGACGAACTCTCGCGCTTTCCGCGTGCCGGCGAGATCGACCAACTGCGGAAGGAATTCGCCGAACCTCGCGGGCTGAATCCTCGCGGCAAGTGGACGCCGAACGACACCTATCAAAAACTCGACCTCGTGACGTTCAACGGCGATTCGTTCGTCTCGAACATCGACGGCAACCGCGAGCGGCCGAGCCGAAGCGCGGCGGACTGGACGCTGAACGCCGCACGCGGCAACAGCGGAGGCGGCGGCGGCATTACTTCGCTCACCGACATTCTGCCTATCCCAAGCAGCGGGCAAATCCTCGGCAGTGAAGGGCCGAACTACGTTCCGAAAAACCTCGTGGCCGGCAGTAACATCACGATCACCGAGACGCCGACGACGATCACGATCACGGGCGACGAGGGACAAATCGAGTTGCAGGACGGAACCGAAGCGGCGCCGTCGCTTTTCTTTGTCAGCGACACGAATACCGGCATGTATCGCCCGGCCGCAGACACGGTCGGAATTGTCGGCGGCGGTCACGACATCCTGCGCCTGACCGACGTGGCGAGCGCGACGGATTACGTTGAGATCAAGAACGGGACTGGCGTCGGCAACCCGCTCCACGTTCTCGCCGAGGGCGCGAGCGCAAATATCGGCGTGCACTTGCAGCCGAAGGGCAGCGGGCTTTTCACGATCAGCGACGGCACGGATTTCAACAAGGGAATCCGCTTCCGCAGTTCATCCAGCGCCGCAAGCGCGGTGACGCTGATTGACGCCGTCTCGACAGCCGGCCGCGTGGTGACTTTGCCCGACGCAACCGACACTCTGGTTGGACGTGCGACCACGGACACGCTGAGCAACAAGACGCTGGTCGCTCCGGCTCTCGGCACACCGTCCAGCGGCACGCTGACGAGCTGCACGGGTCTGCCTCTGACAACGGGCGTGACCGGCACGCTACCAGTCGCCAACGGCGGCACAGGCGTGACCACCTCGACGGGCAGCGGCGCAAACGTGCTCTCTACGTCACCGACGCTCACGACGCCAATCTCGGCGTCTCTCACCTCGCCAGCCGCCTCCAACCTGACCCTAGGCACCGGCACATTCGGCACCGCGTTGACGTTCACGAGCGCGACGGGCGCGGCGACGTTTGCGGGCAACCTCACCGTCTCCAGCACCACCGCCAGCACCTCCACCACGACCGGCTCATTGGTCAACGCGGGTGGGTTCGGCAATGCGGGGGCGATCTTCGCGGGCGGCACAATCACTTCGGCAACGGCCAGCCATA